AAGGTAACATTATGATTTGCTCAAGCGATGTTGCTTCAGCTTTAGCAATGGCTGGTATCCTTGACTACAATTCAGCATTACAATCTAATGTAAACCTAACTGTTGATGATACAGGCAATACATTTGCTGGTACTCTCTTCGGTCGTATCAAAGTGTATATTGATCCATATGCTCCAACATCAGCATCTTCAGAGTATGCAGTTGTTGGTTACAAAGGTTCAAACGCTTATGACGCAGGTTTATTCTACTGCCCATATGTTCCTTTACAAATGGTTCGTGCAGTTGACACAAACAACTTCCAACCAAAAATTGGCTTCAAAACTCGTTACGGTTTAGTTGCTAATCCATTTGCAGAAGGTACTACACAAGGTAATGGTGCATTAACAGTATTGTCTAACAATTACTACCGTGCATTTAAGATTGCAAACTTAATGTAATCTAAAAGTCTTATAATTATAACTATAATAAAAGACTAGAAAAGTAGCAAAACTCAAAAGAGGACTCCCTAAAAAGAGTCCTCTTTTTTTTAGCATAAATAAACCATTATGACAGCAATCAATCGTAACCCAACAAATCCTAATTTTCTACAGCCAAACAAGTATCAACTAAACTTTGGTCGGTCACCGAATGTTCGGTACTTTTGCCAATCTTTAAGTGTGCCTGGCATTTCATTATCTGAAATACCTCAAAATAACCCTTTTGTGGATGTCTATGTTCCCGGTGAAAAGGCCATTTACGATTTGTTAAACATTACCTTTATTGTTGATGAAGAATTAAAATCATGGCTTGAGATTCACGATTGGATCCGTGCTATGACCTTTCCACATGATTTTGACGAATACAAACAATTAGACAGATTAAACAAATACACCACAAATATACCGACTGTTAAACCACAATACTCTGATGCAACTATTACATTACTCTCATCATCAAATACACCATATTATAACTTTAGATTCTATGATGTATTTCCTACTACTCTTTCTACCTTTGTAATGAGTGCGACAGATTCGCCAGATACCATAATTACAGCTGATGCTACATTTCGGTATAGTTACTTTGATGTAGAGAAATTATTCTAAAAAACGCTTGACAACTTAATGGAAGTGATGTATCCTTGAAATAGGAGGATAGCAACTATATGAAACAACTTGAAGAATTATTAGAAATGTGGCGCAAGGATTCTGATATAGATAGAACAGAACCAGGCAAAGCGTTATTAGATATACCCAAATTACATAGTAAGTATTTGAATATACTTTCAAAACATCGTCTATTAGCCAAAGAGGCTGAATTCAAATTGAATAAGATGAGAGTTTTGAAATGGGAATACTATACAGGTAAATTAGATGAAGACCAACTAAAACAATATGGTTGGGAACCATTTCCATATGTCTTAAAAGCTGAAGTCAATAACTATATTGAAGCTGATAATGACATCAATAGCCGTTTAGCACAAAAGGCCATGCACGAAGAAATCGTAGATGTGTGTGGTTCAATACTCAAAGAATTAAACTCTCGCACATTCCAACTTCGTGACTTTATAGCATGGGAAAGATTCATACAAGGTGTCTGATTTAATACTCCATAAAAAGAATGAGGTATTCATTCAGTTTGAGTGTGAACGAAACATCGCACAAGAATTGAGTGATTACTTTACATTCTTTGTTCCAGGTTATCAGTTTGTTCCAGCTTATAAGAGTAGGCTCTGGGATGGAAAGATAAGACTGGCGGACTTACGCAACTTTACCATCTATCATGGTTTAGTTCCTTATATTCAGAAGTTTTGCCAAGAAAGAGATTATAAACTTGAGATAGATTCAGATATATCAACTACTGAAGTTTTATCTGTGGTTGAAGCTGAAGACTTCATTAAGACATTAAATCTACCACATGAAGTTCGTGATTATCAACTCAAATCTTTTATTCATGCTATCCGAAATAAAAGAATATTGTTATTATCTCCTACAGCTTCAGGTAAATCACTTATACTTTATTTAATTGTAAGGTATCTACAAGCATCACGCTTAAAAAAAGGATTACTTATTGTTCCAACTACTTCATTGGTTGAACAAATGTTTTCTGATTTCAAATCTTATGGCTATGATTCTGACCAATATTGTCATCGTCAATATTCAGGTAAAGATAAACACACGAATAACTTTTTGACCATTACTACATGGCAATCTATCTATAAAAATCCTGTTGAATACTTTGAACAGTTTGATTTTGTTTTGGGCGATGAAGCGCACCAATTCAAAGCTAAATCACTTACAACGATACTTACAGGTTGCTCAAATTCTAAATATAGAATAGGTACCACAGGAACTTTAGACGGAACTCAAACTCATCGTTTGGTATTAGAGGGTTTATTTGGTCCAGTTTATAAGGCAACCTCAACATCTGAATTAATTGAGAAAGGTCAGTTAGCAGATTTTACAATCAAATGTCTGATTCTCAAGTATCCTGAACCTATATGTAAAGCCGCTCGTGATTGGGACTATAATCAAGAGATTGATTTTATTGTCGCTAACAAAGCTCGTAATGATTTTATACGCAATTTAGCTTTATCGCTAGAAGGCAATTCACTCATTTTATTCCAATTTGTTGAAAAACATGGTAAAGACCTTTACGCTAATATTAAACAACATGCAAAAAATAGGCATGTATTCTTTGTCTTTGGCGGAACTGATGTTGAAGTTCGTGAATCAGTTCGTGCAATTACTGAAAAAGAAAAAGACGCCATCATTGTAGCTTCATATGGCACCTTTTCAACGGGTGTTAATATTCGTAACCTACATAATATTATATTCGCATCTCCTAGCAAATCAAGAATTCGTAATCTACAATCTATTGGCCGTGGCTTAAGAATTGGAGATAATAAAGAAGCTGCTGTATTATTTGACATCGCTGATGATTTTCGTGTAGGCAAATTTGCCAATTACACCTTGAAACATTTCATAGAGCGTGTTAAGATATATGATGATGAAAAGTTCAACTATAAATACTATAACATAGACTTAAAACATGACAGCAATCCCACAACACAGAGTTAAAATTATCCGATTACAAAACGGAGAAGACCTTATTTCCGATTGTATCACTAATGAAAAAGATGAATGGATTCAGTTGAACGATCCTATGTCTTTGATTGTCAAACGCTCTGTTAAAGGAACGGTAATGATGATGGTACCATGGTTGCCACTTGAGATAGTTTCTGATAATATAGCTACTATATCTTTTCACGATGTTTTAACATTTGCTGAACCAAAAGAAGATTTGATTGAGTATTATAATAATATGGTTGAGCAAGCTAAAATGTCAGTAGCAAAGAATGATGATGTGTTGAAATTATTAAAAGAAGAATTATTAGATTATCGTGATGAAGCTTTAGACCAGTTATTACCTGAAGAAAAAGAAAAGATTATGGCTAATTTAGAAAATACTTCTAATGACAGGAAAAAGAAATTACATTAATGCTTGATTATACACCTGATAATTTGAAATTAGTGAGTGATGTGATAGTAAATAATTTAACTCCAGATTTATTACCAAAGAAATGGATAAAAAGAAATGAATCTAATCCTATGTTTGGTCATTGTCACACAGCTTCAGCTTGCTTACAAAAGATATTTGGTACAAAAGCAATTAAGTTATATCGTGCCCTAGATGATGAAGGTATCTATCATTGGTGGGCAGTTGATAAAGAAGGTCAACGAATTGATTTAACAGTTGACCAATATTATTCAACAGGTAGAAAACCTCCACATGAAAGTGGAATTAAATCAGGAATGTTAGGATTTGAATATCGTGTAAGAGTGCTAACATTACTAGATAAGGTATTAAAGCAATTACAATCAAAGGGGACACCGCTAGACTAACAGAAGTCAAGCACTTTTTGAGGCAATTAAGGATGATATATGAGTGAGAAAAAACCAAAACATTATGTAAATAACGCTGACTTCTTGAAGGCTCTAATAGAGTATAAAGAAAAGTGTGATGAGGCAAATAAAGCAGGAAAAGAAGAACCCAATGTTCCAAATTATGTTGGTGAATGTTTTCTAAAGATTGCTGAACATCTGTCCCGTAAACCAAATTTTATTTCATATTCTTTTAGAGATGAAATGATAGCTGATGGTATTGAAAATTGTATGATGTATTTCCGCAATTTTGACCCAGCTAAATCTAAAAACCCATTCGCATACTTCACACAAATCATTTACTATGCTTTTCTTCGCCGTATTATGAAAGAAAAGAAACAGCTTTATGTTAAATATAAAGCCACCGAGCAAATTGGCATATTAGATGAATATGAATTATTAGAAGATTCAGACGGTGTTGCCAAACAGTTTGAATTGTATGATAATATATCAGAGTTTATACATAACTTTGAAGAAAACAAAAAGAAGAAAAAAGAAGGTAAGGCTAAAGGAGTGGATCAATTTCTTAGCGAAGACCTATAATTACCTATGAAATGCTTGACATTAATTATATTATGTGTTACTATCTGTGGGTGCGCTGAAGTAGGCTTCAGATTTCCTAATTCTTTCTCATACGAGGATACAAATGAATACAGAAAAGTTGCTTCAACATATTAGAGATTTAGAAGAAGAACATTTAATTTTAGATAGCCAAATCAAAGAAGGTCATAGTCAGTTTATAAATGACCATGATTTAAGTAAAATGAAATATCAAAAGCTTAATCTTAAAAGAGAAATAGAAACACTTAAACAACAATACAATCAAACAAGAATTAAATATTAATGAAAATATGTGTGTTGGGTGATACCCATTTTGGTATGCGTGGTGATTCGCTAGAATTCCACAAATATATTAAGAAGTTTTATGATAATGTATTCTTTCCTTACTTGAAAGAAAATAACATTACGACTGTGTTTCAGTTGGGCGATTTATTTGATAGGCGAAAGTTTATTAATTTTAATTCACTTTACCTGTGTCGCAAATACTTCTTTGATAAACTAAAAGAAAATAACATTAAGTTTTATACCATTCTTGGTAACCATGATATTTCATTTAAGAATACCCTTGAAGTTAATTCTCCACAATTATTATTAAAAGATTATGACAACATTACTGTATATGATAGTTTTTCTACCATTAGTTTTGATGGTATTGATTTTGATATTATTCCTTGGCTCTGTCCTGAAAACGAAGAAACAATCTTTAAGGCAATCAACGAAAGTAAATCGCAATTAGCATTTGGCCATTTTGAGATTGATGGGTTTGAAATGGATCGTGGTAATGTTTGTCGTGGTGGTATTGACAAGAACAAACTTATCAAGTATGATATGGTATTAACTGGACACTTTCATCACAAGTCAGATGATGGGCATATCTATTATGTTGGCACTCCAAATGAAATGACTTGGGCTGATTATAATGACCCACGAGGTTTTCATATCTTTGATACAGCCAATCGTGAAATGGAATTCATACAAAACCCATATCGTATGTTTCATAAGTTAAGTTATGATGATGGCTCTCAAGACTTTGAATTCTGGAAAGCTTATGATTATAATACATTAAAAGAAACATATGTAAAAGTGATTGTAGTCAATAAACAAAACCCTTATCTTTTTGATAATGTGATTGACAACCTTTATAAAGCTGGTGTATCAGATATATCCATTGTTGAAGATTTTACTGATACAAGTTTTGAAAATGACCAAGATGTTATTGACCAAGCTGAAGATACTATGACTATATTAAGCAAGTATATTGATAACCTTACCTTGAATGTAAATAGTGATAAACTAAAAACACTCATGCGTGAACTCTATGTAGAAGCACTTAACACGGAAACAACCGAATAATGCTCGTCTTTCGTTATGTTCGTTGGAAGAATCTTCTTTCAACCGGTAATTATTTTACTGAAATTAAATTAGATAACACAAGCAATACTCTTATTGTTGGTGAGAATGGTTCTGGCAAATCTACAATGCTAGACGCATTATGCTTTGGTCTTTTTGGTAAACCTTTCCGTTCAATCGTCAAACCTAATCTAATCAACTCAATCAATGGTAAAGATACTTTAGTTGAAGTTGAATTCAATGCAAGTAACAAATCATATAAGATTATTCGTGGTATCAAACCAAACACCTTTGAGATTTATCAAGATGGTGAATTACTTAATCAAGACGCAGCTGCTCGTGACTATCAAGAATACCTAGAGAAGTTTATTCTTAAAATGAATTACAAGTCTTTCACACAGATTGTTATTCTAGGTTCTGCCTCATTTACACCTTTTATGCAATTGAAAGCGGCAGACCGTAGAGAAATCATTGAAGACTTACTTGATATTCAAATATTCTCTACTATGAGTGGTATAGTTAAAGAAAGAATGACCAATAATAAAGATTTATCTTTAGCTAAAAAACATGAGATTGATATTAGTCAACAAAAATATGAACTTAAAGAAGCTCATGTAAAACAGTTAAAACAAAATAATGACGAGAAGATTGCAGAGTATGAATTAGATATTGCAAACAGCTCTAATCATATTGTGACACTTGAAACAGAAACGAATGATTGTACCGATAAAATAGATACACTTCAAGCTGATGTAGTTGCTCGTTTAGAAACAGAACAAAAGGTCAAAAAGTTTAATCAACTTGAAACGCAGATTGAAACCAATCTAAACAAATATAAAAAAGATGTGAACTTCTTTGAACATAATGATAATTGTCCTACATGCCGACAAGCTATTGATAGAGATTTCAAAGAAGAAGAAATTGGCAACTTGACCAATAAGATTACTGAATGTACCGTTGGTCTATCACAATTAGAAATTAAATTATTAGAAGAGCAAGATAAACTTAATCAGATTAGTGATAAACAAAAACAAATACAAGAACTACAAATTAAGATTGCAACCAATACCACATCTATTACCGAGATTCGTAAGTATATTGCTCGTATTGAAAAACATATCAATGAATTAAAAAACACCAAAGATATATCAGATACCGAACAGAAACAATTAGAAGAGCTTAAAATTAAGATTGATGAAGCTGAAAAAGAACTCAAAGAACTAATTGATGAAAAAACATATTATGAAGTGGCTTCTGGATTATTAAAAGATACAGGTATTAAAACAAAGATTATTAAACAATACTTACCAATCATTAATAAATTGGTCAACAAGTATTTGGCATCATTAGACTTCTTTGTGAACTTTAACCTTGATGAATCATTCAAAGAAACCATTAAGTCAAGGCATCGTGATGAGTTTACCTATAATAACTTTTCAGAAGGTGAGAAACAAAGAATTGACATGGCACTTATGCTAACATGGCGTGCTATTGCTAAATTAAAGAATTCATCTAACACCAACCTATTAATCCTTGACGAGATATTTGATTCAAGCCTTGATGTGAATGGTACCGATGAATTGATTAAGATATTAAATATGCTTGAAGATGTGAACCTGTTTGTGATTTCACACAAGGGTGATATACTGCAAGATAAATTTAACAATGTAATTCGTTTTGAGAAGATTAAAAACTTTAGTAGGATTGTAAAATGAGTGAAGATATATTAAAACAAGAAATATTTACTATTGATACTGGTTCAAACATTGTCCAAGAAGAAAAGATTGAACCATTACCATTGTTTGATGAAAATCATCCAATGTT